AAAAGAAAAAAAAAAAAAAAAAAAAAGACTTAAAATTACATTTGCATTATTAGATAGTATTAAAACAATGTCATCAAATCCTATATCTATATTTGATGTTAACAATAAATTCAATAAATTCAAAAATTATAATTCTGAAGTTCGAGATAAAATAATATATTGTGGAAATTGTGGAGAAAAAAATCATATTTATAAAGATTGCCATCATCCTATAATAAGTTTAGGTGTATTATTATTTAAATATTATAGTGATATAGATAATATAAAATTTTTACTTGTTAGGAGAAAAGATTCAATTGGCTATGTAGAATTTATACGCGGGAAATATGCTTCTAGTGATATAGCATATATTACTAAATTATTTTTTCAAATGTCTGAAAGTGAAATTGATAAAATAAAAAATAATAGATTTGATTATTTATGGGAGAATTTATGGATGCAAAATAGATTCAAATCAAAAAAAAAAAATTTTATAAATGATAATATACAAGCAAAAAAGAAATTTGAAAGAATATTATATGGTTATAATCTAGACGATGTGTATATTAATCTAGATTATTTTATAGATAAAATTAATTATTCATGGAAAGAAACAGAATGGGGAATACCAAAAGGTAGAAGAAATATAAAAGAAAGTGATTATGATGCAGCTAAAAGAGAATTTAAAGAAGAAACAGGAATGTGCGATGATAATTTTATTATATTATCAAATATTCCTCCATTTATAGAGGAATATGTTGGCTCGGATAATATAAAATACAAACATATTTATTATTTGGCAAAATCAATAGGGAATATTAATTTTAAATTAGATACAAATTCAAAATATCAAATAACTGAAATAAGTAAAATAGGTATGTTTGATAAAAACGAATGTGTAGATTTAATACGTGATTACTATATTGAAAAACAAAATATAATTATACAAGCAAATAAATATATTATTGAAAAAAAACTGTATTTATCGAATGATATTTATAATAATAAAATAGATAATAAATTTTGTTATAATAATGTTAAATCACAAAGTATCTAAATCTTTTATATATTTATAAAATATAATATTATATTATAAATGAATAATTCTGATTATCAAGGAAAGAGTTTAGATGAAATAATACAAGAAAATACTGCAAATATAAATGCATTTTTATTACTATCAAATGAAGAATTCAAAAAAAAATTTCAAAGAAAAAAATTTTGGTTTAAGTTTTATTGGATTTATAAAAAAAAAATAGAAAAACAAATAGAGAAAGAATCTAAGTCAGATAAAATTCAAATTTTAAATATTTCTATTAAATTTTTAACAAATGAAGAGAAAAATATCTACTTTAATATTTGGACTTCTAAATCGTATATATCTAGAAAGATTAACGAAATTGAATATGATGTAATAAATTATTTATTAGAAGAACATATTAATATATTAGAAGAAACAGAAAATTTAGTAACAGATGATAATGATTTCAATTATTATCCTAATAGTAGTGATAAATTATTTAATAAGAAAATATACATGAAAAAAGAGTTTAATGATAACAAAATTATAGAAATATCAAGTTATGATAATTATTTAAAGAATCAATCAAAATTGAAAGGATTTAAACGTTCACAAAGTCAAAAATTTGTTAAAAATTTTGTATCAAATAATACTCCATATAATGGAATATTATTGTGGCATGGAGTAGGAGTAGGAAAAACATGTGCTGCTATATCCATTGCCGAAAATTTTAGAGATATCATTCAAAAACAGGATCAAAAAATATTGGTTTTAACTCCTGGTGATACATTAAGAAATACATGGAAAGATGAAATATTTAATATAGAAAAAGAATTATATGATAAAAATTCATATAACAAGCAATGTACTGGATCTAAGTATTTAAAAGAACTATCTTTTTTGTATGATAATAATAAAAATGAACGTCAAAAAAGAATTCAGATAAATCGAACTATTGACAAATATTATGAATTTTATGGTTATCAAAAATTAGCTTTTGAAATCCAAAGAGTTTTTGATAAAATAGATAAAAATTATGATAAAATACATGTAGATTTTACAAAAAATGCTGAATATAAAAAATTAAATTATATTAAAGAAAAGTATTCAAATAGAGTTATAATTTTAGATGAAGCTCATATTACTAGAGAAGGTTCAGGTACTGAAGAGTCAAAAAAGGTTCCTCCTTTCCTAGAAATGATCACTAGATATGCACATAATACAAAATTAATAGTTTTAAGTGCGACACCAATGTATAATATTTCTAAAGAAATTATTTGGTTAATTAATTTATTAAGATGGAATGATAAAATATCTCCGATAGAAGATTATTTAATTTTTAAATCTGGTGGAAAAAAAACATCGGATGGAATTGATATTAAAATATGGGACGAAGATACTATATCTCATGATTATTTTAATTTATCTCAAAATATTGATATTACTGATTTAAGTAAAAAATCAAAAGCTATTAAACTTTTTATAGATAAATCAAGAGGATATATTTCATATTTACGCGGAGAAGATCCATATAGATTTCCTTTAAAATTATTTCCTGATATAGAAAATAGAGGGTATACCCCCAATCCTGATAAATCTTATAATAATGTTAAAATAGATTCCAATGAAAAAATCCAAGATAATCAACTAATTTTATATAAAAATGAAATGAGTAATTGGCAATTTCACTTTGTCAGTAAATTTCTACAGTTAAAAGATAAACAAAGTATTGATGATGATGATGATTCAAAAAAGGGTGGATTTGGTATACAATTACTTCAATCAAGTAATATTGTTTTTCCTGATTATAGTAACCTTTTTTCATTATCGGATTCTAATGGTAACATCGTTAATGAGCCTATGGGAATTATTGGTGATAAATCTTTAGAAAAAATTTTCGATATTAACGATAATATTTATTCCTATAAAGTTATTAATGAATATGATTTAAGTAATTTAGAGGGAGATAATGTTGGAGTTTTTCATAGAAATAAAATTATAAAATTTTCTACTAAATTTAAAAGTATTATTGATAATATTGTTGGAAATTATTATAATAATCCAATAATAAAACCATCACAAGGTATAGTATTTATTTATTCTCAATTTATTGAACATGGTATAAAATCTATAGCATTAATGCTAGAAGAAAATGGTTTTAATAGATATATTTGGTGTAATAAAGAAAATAAATATACTGAAAAAAATATGTTAAATATAAAGACAAAAGACCCATTTTGTGCTCGAAATAAAGTTTTTTTCAGCCAATTACAAGATAAATCTACATTTAAACAAGCAAGATATATTTACTTAGATGGTACTGCTTCTAAACCAGATCTTTTTCAACTTGTTAAAGCTGTACGTGGTGAAAAATTATTTGATAAAGATGGAAATAAATTAAATAATATTAATGGAGAAGAAATTCTGGTTATATTAGGATCAAAAGTTGTAGAACAAGGTATATCATTTTTTAATGTTAGAGAAACACATATTTTAGATCCTTGGCATCATTTAAATATGATGGAACAAGCAGCTGGTAGAAGTATTAGAAACTTTTCACATAAAAATTTGCCAAGGCCATATCAAAATGTTACATTATATTTACATAGTTCTGCATTACCTCAAAATTTAGCTCATTTAAAAACTGAAACATATGATGAAAAAGTATATAGAAAAGCCTACATCAAAAAAAAAAAAATGGCTATTATTTCTAGAATTATTAAAGTTAATGCTATTGATTGTCAATTGAATAAATTTGGAAATGTATTTTTAGAAAAAAATCTACTTAATACTACCCAACTAATGTTTAATTCTAAAAATGATTATATTGATGTACCACTTTTTGATGAAGATTATTCGCAAAGATGTGACTATAATTTATGTGATTATAATTGTGAATGGGTTACTGATCAGAAATCAATCACTAATGCTGATATGAATATTAATTCTGATACTTATTCTGAAGAATTTGCTAGAGATAATATTGATACTGCTAAAGAATATATAAAAGCTATATTTATTAAAGAATTCTCATATACATTACCTGAAATTTTAGATAAAATAAAAGTTTTAGGAGAAAATATATGTGATGACTATATTTATATTGGTTTAGATGAAATTATTAATAATAAAGAAATAATATATGATATGTATAATAGAGAGGGTACCCTAATATCACGTGATGGTGTATATATATTTACATCAAATGAATTAAATGATTATAATACTCCTTTATTTTATAGAAAAAAACCTTTAAATACTATTACCAAAAAAATTAATTTAAATAATACACAAAAATATATTAAATTATCTCAAAATAATTTTCAAAATGACGAAGAAACATCAGATTCATCTCATATAGAAACTTTGTATGATAGTAATTTTGACTATTCAAAATTGGTCATTTATGCTTTTGGATCTATACATGATGAAACTAAAAATATTTTAATTCAAAATGTTAATAATGATAATAATGCTTTTATATATATTATAAATAATTATTATAAAGAAATTATGAGCAAAGATTTTCTGATAGATATTGATATTAGTCATCTAATTATTGATTTTGATAAAAAAAAAAAAGATATTAAATCAAAACCTAAAGATACTATAATAAAAACTAATGGATATTATCCTAATGTTTTTGATATCACAAGAATGAAAGTTCTATATAAAATTGATCGTCTTGCTCCTCAAGATAAAAAGAAATTATTTGAAATAACACTAACAAATATTATCAAAAATAATAATTTACCCACAAATGAATTAGATGAAATTATAATAAAACATTATACTCAAAAATATCCTTCTGATCAATCTTATTCTATATTTACACGTAATGATATTGAAAACTTAAGAAATAATCCTTTAATTCATACTTCAAGTACTAACTATCCATATTATTTTAGAATAAGTTATTATGATAGTACTCAAAAATCTAAATATTATGAAAAATTTTTTGAATATAATGAAGAACAAAAAATATGGCAAGAATCAGCAACTATATCAGATTTATTCAGTAAATTAACATTAGTTAATAAAAATATTACTGATAAAACAAAAAATATAGCAACTATATATGGATTTCTTAATTTATCTGAAACTAAAGTCAATGAAGAAGAATATTTTTATATTACCAATAAAATAAATTATAAACCTGAAATAACTAAAGAAGGTATACAAAGTAAAAAAACAGTAAGAACTGGAGCTAGATGTGGACATGGAATAGGTCATAAAAATACTCCAGAAATTATAGAAAGTATAAATTTTATTTACAATCGAGAGAAATATCAAAGTTCAAAACCTGATAAAGTTTCGCAAAAAAAAGGTAAAACTAAATCAGGAAAATCTTTATGTGAAGAATTAGAATTAATGTTGAGATATAGAGACTATCTGTTAGATGAGCAATCATCAAAAATTGTTTCTGGTAAGCACCTTAAATATTTTTATAATGCCGAAGAATCATATTTTGAAAATTAAATAATTATTTTATATATCTATATGAATATATGTATATGTATAATACTATTAAAAATCCATTTACAAATAGATTTGTAAGTATTTACAGTAAATTAGGTAAAAATATACTACAAAATTATATTCTATTAATAGGAGGAAGTAACATAAGTTTGCCTTTAGAAAAAACTACTATACCAGTGTCTACCTTAATATCAGAGTCGTTTAATTACACTTTTAATAGTGATTTATCAGAAGATAGTGCATATGGATATATATTTTTACATAATAAAGAAAATATTTTACTTAAATGTTTGGTTATAAATGAAGAAACTGAACAATTCAAAACTAATTTAGGCATTTATAAAGAAACTGTAAAACCTGCTGAATTTTTTAAGGAATGTAATATATTAAAAAAAATGGGTGAATTAGAGATAGGACCAAAAGTTTTTAATTATTCAATAATCAATAGAACTGATTTCAAAAAAATGTTAGAATCCAATTATAAAATTTTTGATCTAGATAATAAATCTAACCTTTTAGAAGAAAAATATATTGATGAATGTAAAAAACAATGTATAAACAATTTAGAATTTGGCATAATTACAATGGAATATTTAAAGGGTTATAACTCATTGTTATCTAAAAAATTGAAAGATAATAAAATAGAATTATGTCCAAAATTTAATAAAAGAATTGATGATATGCACGGTGAAGATATTAGACATTGTGATTTACATTCTGGAAATGTATTATTAAGTGAAAATGAATCTGATATTAAAATAATTGATTTTGGACGATCAATATTTGTTAAAAATACATCAGAACTTAATAGAATTGCAAAAGAAAAATATTGTAAGAAAGCATCTTCACATTATCCAAATTTAGATCTTATTAAAATTTGTAATTAATAATATAAAAGAATTATAAATTTGATTAATATTTAAAATTATATCTGATTAAATAATAATATGTTAAAAAAAAATTTTAGTAATAAAAATAACATTTTTTATACTCAAATTATGAATGAGAGAGAACAACTTGAACCAAATAATATTGTAGAAAATATTGATGCATCTTTATTAAATAAAATTAATAAAAAATTAGAAGGAAAATGTTCTAAAATTGGATATATACAACCGGGATCTATTAAAATTTTGGAAAGAAGTATTGGAAGAATAGATTCATCTCATTTTTCAGGGAATATCATCTTTGATTTAAAATTAGAAGTTCTTGTATGTTCTCCTCATCAAGGTGATAAAATTAGATGTAAAGTTTTAGGAAGTAATAAAATGGGTATTATGTGTGAAGCTAAACCTTTATTAATTTGTCTATCAAAATTACATCACCAAGATCAATTAGAAGAATTTGCTTCTATTACTAAAAATTCATTAATAGATGTAGAAGTAATTTGTTCTAAATTTGAATTATATGATACTGAAATTAATGTTATAGCAAAAATAACAAAAAAATAATTTAAAATAAAATTATATTATTTTTTTATAACTATATATTAATGGTAAATAAAATATCATCTATATCTATGAAACAAAAAGAGCAATTAAAAAAAAAAATTAATAAATTACATTACAATGAACAATGTGAAATATTTAATATCATAAGAAAAGATACTGATAAAATATCTGAGAATAATAATGGAATATTTATTAATTTAAAATATTTACGGGATGAAACTATTACTAAATTATCTGAGTTCGTTGAATATTGTGACAATAATAAACTTGTTATGAAAGTAGATGAAGAAAAATATAGATCTGAAATTTTAAATAATGTTAATACTAAAAATACTTATAATTTAGAAAAAAATATTTCCTCTGATATTTCTAGTAATAAATCGAATGATTCGGATATTGAAGAAGATTTGTATGAAGGATACCAATCATATATTATAGAAAATGAACAATATTTTAAAAATATAAAAAACAAAGACTCCAAAATAACTGATAAATTTTCTTTTAGAACATATATTGATAAATTATCTGTTAGTTCTCAAAAAGCATTTAACGAAAATACTGAAAAAAAAAATCCTATCCCTATTTTAAAAACTAAAAAAATTAAATTTACTGGTGTTAAAGGTAGAATTATGAATAGATGTAGAAATATAAATAGAAATACTACTGGAAATTGGAAAAATAAACTTAATAATAAATCTAAAAAAATTGAAAATATAATTGATGATAATATTAGTGAATTAGACAAAGCTAGTTATAATTCTGATATAGATTATGAAAATGATAATGATAATGATAATGATAGTTATTTTATGTATGATAAGGAATCAGATTTAAGTAATGAATTACAAGAAGAATTAATTTAAATTTGATTTATTTAAAGTAATTTTATTTATATATACATAATGAAATTTAATAATTATTATAATAAAAAATTAGAATATATTATAGATACACTTGTTGATAATAATAAATCTCAATCTAATATAGAAAATTTTGAGAATAGTTCATTAACTCAATCTAATGTATTAAATATTGATAATAAAAAAAAAAAAAATGAACAACTATATCTACAAAATATTATTAAAAATATACAAAATAAAAAAAAAAAATTACTATCTAAAGATAATAAAATTTACACTAATAACAAAAATAATGAAGCTTCTTCTAATAAATTAAATAATGTAACTGATATTAATAAAGTTACTTTTAATAAATTAGATAGTATAGATAATACTTCTAATAAATTAAATAGTGTAAATGATTCTAACAAAGTTATTTCTAATAATTTATATGATATAAATGATACAATTAGTATATTAAATAATATAGATAAAGATATCGTTAATGAAAATAAGAAAAATTTATGTAATAAATTAAATAATGATAAACTGATTAAATCAAATGTACCAACAAAAAAAAAGGAAATTGATTCTGTAAAAAGTAACTATGATTATGTTAGTTATATTGATATTAAATTAGATATTAGTATATTTGATAATTATCAAAATATACTAGTTGTATCAAAAGAACCTATTTTATATTGCTGTTGTATTATTTTATATAAAAAATTTCTATATTTGACTGATAATAAAAGAGATCAATTTATTAAAGAATTAAAATATATGATGGCTATTGATCTTGATAAAAAAAATTTGTATAGTAAACTTAAATATAATCATAAGAGGTTTAAGAAAACAGAATTTCAAGATAGTTTAATTAATAATAAAGTAATGAATAATGAATATTTTTATACATATATTGGTGATTATTTTAAAGTAAATATTCTTCTAAAAGATAATGATATAATTAATTATTTAAATAATTATAATGAAAATAGATATAGTATTTTATTAATTAAAAAAGATAAATATTTTTATGTTCATTTTAATTGTGAAAATTTAAGTTTTATTGATCATGAATTATGTTTAAAACATAATATTTTAATCAATAATGTAAAAAAAACATCTAAAAATACTTTATCCAATCTAAAAATCGGTGAATTACAAAATATTGCTAAAGGAAAAAATATAGATATTAAAAAACAGGGTAAAACAGGTTTAATTAATAAATCAAAGAAAGAATTATTAGAAGAAATAAATAAATAAATATCTATTAATAAATCAAAGAAAGAATTATTAGAAGAAATAATTTTATTTTAATGATTTATTTTTTTTTTTTTTTAAAATAAATTATTATTCTCTTAAATAATTTATTTTATAATTTTTTTGATAAGATAACTATTTATTAAATACTATTCTAAAATTACATAAATTTTATTTCCTAATTTATTTTTGTAAATATATAGTTTTTAATTTTATTATAGAATTTTACCTAAATATAATAGACATATCTGATATTTAATATATTATTAATAAAATTGATGTTGATATATAAAAAATTATTTAAATAAAAAAAGTTTAATATACTATATATCAAATGATTAATTTTGCCGATAATGAGTTACAATGGATTGAATTACTTCATAAATTAAAAAAAAATAAAAAATATAATGATAGAGAATTGGAAATAATTTTTGGGTCTAGCAAATTTAAAGATCATTATATCACCCAACCAATGTTTATTAATATATTGAAATATATGAAAAATATAAGTAAGATAGATGATAGTGAATGGAAATTAGTTAAAGAAAATTCTATTACTACCTTAGATATTTCATTTCATAAAGATAATGATATAAATGTCAATACTCAATTTCCATTAAGAATTACTATTAAAGGAAAAGATAATATATCCCAATATTGTAAAACAAATGATTTGGCAAGTATTATAAATAATAAAGAGTTAGTTGATATTATGTTTAAAGAAGTATCTACAATTCAACCCGGAGACATAGATTTAGAAGAAAAAAATGAAATTTTTGAAAATGGAAAAAATTTAACTTTGCAAGTAGATAATTATGGTATTAAGTTTACATTAAAAGATGAATTAATATTAAGTCATAGTAATAATTTTAATACTAATGTTCGTGAATTGGCTATAAAATCTAATGCAGTATATCAACAATTCAAAAAATTAGATTTTAAAAATTCATATAAAACTTTTAGATTAAAAAATAGATATTCATTTATATCAAACTCTAATGTTAGATTAGATTTAACTGTCGTACAATCTTCATTCGGAAAAACAAATGATAAAAATCGTTTTGTATCTATCCCTGTAAAAGAATTTTATAACTCTAAATTACTAGAATCCGAAAAAAAATACGAAGTTGAATTAGAATTATTCATAGATAAAGAAAAAATACCTGAATTTCCGGAAGCAAAAAAAAATATTGAATCAAAAATAGAACTTATACAAGGACTAATGTATAACTATCCATTTATGATTAGTAAAAATGAAGAAAATGATATTTTAGATATATATAAAAAACTTATTCAGAATAATTTTAATCAAATTATAAATACAAAAAAAGAAATATTAGATGATATTCGACAGATTAATAATATATCTAACGACAAACCTAAAAAATCACAATTAGATTTAAAAATAAAATCTATAAATGAAAATTCCTCTTTAGATTCAGCACAAAAAGATCTAGAAATAGAAAAAATAACTTTGGAATTTAATGAAATTAATAAAAAATCTGATAAAGCTATCGATGAAATAAAACAAAAACCCAATAATAATAATGAATATTTTCATAAAATATCTACTAAATCTATTAATCTTAGTGATGAAAAAAATTTCTTAGACAAAGAACTGTTGAATATTAATAAATTTAAAAAAGATAGTACTTTTAAAATCGGTCCTAAACCTGTTACATTAGATTTAATTCATATTCAAAATAAATATGATGGCAAAGATTCAATAGTTAATAATTCTTATACTATTACTGATAAAGCAGATGGTTTAGGTGTATATTTATATATTGTAGGTATTAATCATTTCAAAACTGGAATTGAAAATGAATCCTCGCCTTTTTATGTTTCTCAAGATATTTATGATAAATATGCGAATAATTATGTTGGAAAAATATATTTGATAGATACTAATTTAAAAATTTATTCTACAAATTTGAAAATAAAAGATAAAAGTTTACATGATAAATATTGTAATTCACTATTAAATGGTGAATTAATTGATAAAGATTTAAATGATAAAGATGTACTGAAATTTGTCGCATATGATATTTATTTTAATTCATATCGTCCTAACAATAATACCACTGACACAAAAAAATTACCTTTTATGTTACAGCCATCGTTAAATGTTAATACAAGAGAAAATTTATTAGAAAAAATAGTAGAAAATATAAATACTGATTTTACTGATGAAACTTCTCGTGAAAACATATTTAAAATTTCAAAGAAAAAATTTTATTTAACAAATCCTGATAATAAAACTGATATATTTGAATATTCAAAAATTGTATGGGATGCTTTTAAAAATGGACATAGTGAATATAAATATGATGGCTTGATTTATACACCTGCTTCTTACCCTGTATCTTATGACAATAGTAATTATAATTACGATTTATATACTGGTATAACATGGGATTTAAATTTAAAATGGAAACCAGAGTATGAAACTACTATTGATTTTTTGATTAAAGAAGAAAAAGATGAATTAGCAAATTATAATGGTCATAGTATCAACCAATCAAAAACTAAAACTCAATTTATCCATGTTGGTAATGATAAACAACTTGTTAGCTATAAAACTTATAATTTATATGTAGGTAAAAATCAAATAAATAATATTGAGCATTGTAGAACACAAATAGACAAAGATTATGATGTAAATAGAACAACAAAAGATTTTCGTTATATACCTCATAAATTTTTCCCTACTAAGCCATATAACGAACAGGCACACCTATGTAAACTTAGAATTGATTCCAATAAAAATGTAGTTTTAGGTAATAAATGGAATCATAGTATTAAATTTAATGATTATACTATTGAAAATGGAGATAGAATAGAATGTTTTGGAAACTGGGTTCCTACTGATGATATTATTACTGATGACACCATTGTTGAATTTTCTTATCAAAATTATAATAAAAATGACGAGAGATATATTGATTCAGAACATTTTAGATGGGTACCTTTAAGGACTAGACATGATAAAACTTATTCTTATAAATTAGGAGTTTCTAAACAAAAAGAACTATATAATAAATTATATAATTTTACCCAAAGAAAATTCAATATAAATTTTACAAGTAGTGAAAAATATTTATACAATGAATTAAAATATATTATAGATAAAGTTCCAAATAAAATATTTAATACAAAATATACAGAAACTAGAAATTTTGTAGAAAATATTGATAAAATTTTGAAATATTATCCTGATTATAATTATATTCCTTTAGATTCACGTATTTGTAATATAAATTATGGCAATAATTTTATTACGGCTGATAATAACTGGAAGGCAATACATAATCCTATAACTGAAATTATGATTACAACTGGTTGTCAGATACCAGTTGAACTTGATAGTGATGATAAATATTATCGACGAGATTTATCTGTATCTAGAGAAAAATCTATTACTATTAGTATGCAAGAATTTCATAATAAAGTAGTTAAAAATGATATTTTATATAAGAATGTTACTAATAAATTAAAAATAGACGGTATCAATTCAATATCATTACTTGATTTAGCTACTGGTAAAGGAGGTGATATACCAAAATGGATTAATAATAATATTAATGAGATAGTTGGTATTGATATTATTAAAAACAATATTGATGATGAAATAGATGGTGCTTGTAAAAGAAGAAATGATATAATACAAAAATATAAAAATAGAAATGATGTATTTCCATGTACTATTGATTTTTTAGTCGGAGATGTTTCTAAAAATATTCAAAGAGGCTATTCATTTTCGTTACAAGATACTATTTCTACAAAATTATATAATCAAATATGGAATACCGAATTTGAAAATAGAGAAAAAAAGAAGTTTGATATAATTAGTATGATGTTTGCTATTCATTATTTCTTTAGTGACGAAATTACATTAGATAATTTAATAGATAATATTGAAGAAAACTTAAATGAAGGTGGTTATTTTATCGGTACATGTTTTGATGGTAAAGAAATATTTAATTATCTAAGTAATATTAAATTAAAAGAATATAGAGAAGGTCTTAAAGATGATAATCTTATTTGGAGAATTAAAAAATTATTTAATATTGATAAATTAAATAATGATAATACTTCATTGGGACTAAAAATAGAAGTATTCATACAAAGTATCAATCAAGAAATTACTGAATACATTGTTAATTTTGATTATTTAACTGAAAAATTATTAAAAAAAGGTATTAGATTATTAACTGAAAATGAAAAAAAAGATATGAACTTACCTGCTAACTTAGATAAATCAATAACTTGCGAAGGAACATTTAATTTAATTTATGATAAAATATCTCAAGATTTATTATCTAGTAAAGATATTCCTTTAAAAACTAAAATATTATACCAAAATATATTAAAAAATATGAGTGAGGATGAAAAGATAATTAGTTCATTAAATCGATTTTTCATATTCAAAAAAGAAACTAATGTAGAGACACAAGCTAAAATGTTATTTATTAAAGCAGATGATAATTTTTCAAAAGGTATTAGAGAATGGAGAACAAAATTATCCAAATTTAATATTGAGTCTAATCAAAAATTTATTCGTGATTTGATTAATGAATATCATGATATTGATATATCCGAAAAAGTTTGGGTATTACTTCGTGAAATGCTTTTGGAAGCCCATTCTAAAAATAAATTTAAAATCACTCCAAAAAAATTAATAAAAAAAAAAATAATTTCTGATGATATTACAACTTCTGCTGGTACAACTTCTGCTAGTACTAGTTCTACAAGTATTAGTTCTACTACTACAAAAGTTACTCAAAGTCAATCTAAAATTACTAAAAAACCATTAAATTTAAAAAAACCTATTCAGGATAAGGAAAAGATGAAACCATTGTTAAGCAAATATATGGAACTTGCTATTAAAGTTCTTAAAAATTTTGAAAATAAATATTTAATTCTAATAACTGATAAATATGAAAAAAATTTTAAATTACTCGATGATTATAATGATGAAATTGATATTTCTAAACCACCATATAATATAGATATAAGTAAATATAGTGGTCTACAATCTAAAATTAAACCTATTGATCTTCATCGATATTTTCTTGCTAATATTAAATCTGAATAATTACTTAAAAAATAAATATATATATTTTTTATGAGTTATCAAAATTATTCAGATATTCTTAATAAACATATATTAGAACTATCTCATAATTCTATTCCGTTTCCTAAAGTAAATTTAAAAATATTGGGTAAAGATCAATACCCTGAAAAAATATTAATTGATATTGATAATTTAATTTATAAATATAAAAACCAAATTGACCTTGTTAACAATCATAAAATTTGGGACTATTGTAAAAAATTAACAAATGATTTTGAAATGATACATATTAGTAATAAAAATATTCAATTAACAAATATAGGTCTAGCTAATTATGATCCTATAAGTCGATCATATTTTAAAATGTGGGAAATGATTAAAGATTTTAATTTAATAGATAATAGTAATAAAAGTATTACTGTATTTTGTTTAGCAGAAGGACCTGGTGGTTTTGTAGAAGCTATTTGTAATATTCGTAAACATTATTGTAATACATCTGATGATAGTATTAATTGTATGACATTAAAATCATATAAATCTGATATACCTGGGTGGAAAAAATCTATGAGAATATTCAAAGAAAATCCAAATATAGATATATATTATGGTAATGATGGTTCTGGAGATCTATATAAAACTGAAAATTTAATTCACTTAGAAAAAAAAATGAATAATAATAAATGTGATCTTGTTACTGCTGACGGAGGTTTTGATTTTTCTATTGATTACAATAAACAAGAAGAACTATCCTATAGACTTATAATTTGTCAAATTGTTGCTGGAATATCTATACTTAAACTTAATGGACATTTTGTACTCAAAGTATTTGATAATATAACAAAATTTAGTCTTAAAATAATTTATTTTTTAACAACTATGTTTTTAACTGTTAATTTAGTTAAACCTTTTACATCGAGACCTGCTAATTCTGAAAAATATATTGTTTGTAAAAATTTTTTAGGTATAAATAAGTCAAATTTAGATGAATTATATAGTATTATTGATGATTGGGAAATTTTGTCTTCTCAAAATAAAAATGTAGAAGATATTTTTGAATTTAATTTACCTATTAACTTTATTTTAAGTATCAAAGAATATAATATGTTTATTCTTAATCGTCAATTAAAAAATATATTAAAAACACTTACCTATATTAGAATTAATTTATCTAACTCTGATATTAATTACATTAAGCAAAATCAAGCAATTATCGCATCATTATGGTGCCTTAAATATGGAATTTCTATTAATTATAGATGTAAATTTTTAAAAGATAATATCGAACATTATAATTATATTCCTAACTTTATTAATTATTAATATGATTTTATACCTTAATATACATAAATACTAACTATTTATATATATTAATTACATTATGCTATCCTCTTTTCATCCTAAATATTAATATTATATAATATTTAGTACAATCATTATCCTAAATATTTATATTATCAATTATTAATATTGTATTCTTTTATAAAAAATTATACTTTTTTTTACCTAAACTTCCCTAATATCATATTTATCAATTATATTACTTCATATAATGGTATTTTTATTATTTTATTTTCATGATATAGGTCTCAAACCTCATAAATGCATACATATATGTGTGTTATAATTCAATTTTAGGAGCCAAATATGTGTATAAGACTGGAATCATGAGGGTCCAAAAAACTCAAAAAAAGTTCACCTTCATTTTCGTTTTAGTTTTCAAATTTTCCAAAATTAAATTTCTCTCTCTGGGGTTTTGAAATGCCCGTAATTTGTATACATTTTTATATTTTTGTATAATTGTATATAAAAAAGTATATTATTATACAATTTAAAAATATTTAAAAATAAAATGTAAATATATAATAAACATGGTATATACATGTAAACGTTGTGGCTTTAGTAGTCACATAAAAACTCATTTTAAAAGACATTTAGAGAACAGGAAGAAACCATGTAAACCTATATTTAGTAACATCAGTATTGAAACGATGAAAAAGGAAATAAATGAAAATGTATTCCATATTGTTCCATTTGAATCAAAATTGAATCCAAAAAAATCCTCTGAATTAAATTTAAATAAATCTGAAATTAATTCTAAATCAAAATATATATGTGATTATTGCAATAAATCTTATTCTACAAATAGTAATATGTCTAAACATATGAAGAATTGTAAAGAAAAAAAAGAAGCTGAAAAAGTTAAAAATGACAAAATTGCTATATTAGAAGCTGAAATGGCTAAAGTCAAAGAAGAAAAAGAAGCTGAAATGGCTTTAATGAAAGCTCAAATGGACATAGTTTTAGGTCATACCAAAGAACAAATGGATTTTATGAGAAATCAAATTGAAATATTAATGAAAAAAGCAGGAAATACTACTAATACTGATAATAGTATAACAAATAATAATACAAATAATAGTACAAAAATTGATAATCAGATAAATATTCATATAAATGGTTTCGGAAAAGAAGATTTAAGTTATATAACAGATAGACATTTTAGAGAATGGTTTAATGGACCTTTTTCGGCTATACCTAATTTAGTAGAATATATTCATTTTAATCCCAAAAAACCTCAAAATTGGAATGCCAAAATACCTGATGATAAAACTTCCAAAGCTTTAATATACAATGCTGAGAAAGAGATGTGGGTAAAAAGGGAAAAGAAGGAAGTAATTAATGATCTGGTTGAAAAAAGTTATAATATGCTAGACACTAATTTTGAAATACAAAAAGAAGCTAAAACTTTGGATGAAAAAGGAAAAAAAAAATTTGAAAATTTTATGAAAATCTATGACAAAGGTGATAAACAACTAGATAAACGTTATGAAACTGAAATAAGAGAAAAGTTAATGAATTTCAAAGAATATCATAGATAGTTAGGTGACCATAAATCGTGTTCAGGAATTTTAAACCAATATTTAAAGTTATATTTTGTATATTTTTTTTTTATACCAATATCATCTGCCAATGAATCACAATATTGATACGCTGATAATGCTAAATCATGATAATCATACTCTTTTTTTGATTTATTTTGAATAGTATAATTAATTTCTTTAATCATATCATCCCTTGAAATATGTTTTATTTTTTCTTTCAGATATGCCAAATACCATTGTATTTGAAGTTCTGATACTTGTATCCAGTTAAAAGAAGCTGCATATCCTATAAATGCACAATTGGGTAAATTAGGATCAATAATATGTTTATAAAGATATGGAATAGCGTTCATATTTAAATATTTAATATTGCTTTGATAACCTGTTGCTAATATACATATATCGTATTCAATTTTTTTATTTTTTTCAATAGTAATAATCTCATTATCAATGTCTATAATATTAGTTTGTATATAATTAATTTTTTTATCATATATAGCTTTTAAAATAGTATCATTCAAAACTAAATTTTTTCTGTTAATTATATCTAAAGGAGCTTTAATATTAGATAATTTCCAAATATTATGAGAAAATAAAACAATTATGTAATAATATATACTTACTGTAATAATATATAGAATTTTTGGACTATTTTTTGCTAAAAGTAACGTAAATCTTGATAATATATAATGAGTACTAATTTTTTTCCATAAATATCTTTTTAAAATCCATCTTTTACTCCTATATAATATTGTAACAGATTTTGGTTTATAATCTAATGATAATGTAGCTAAATCACAACCAGTTGGACCGTTTCCTATAATTACTACATTTTTATTATTTAAAATATTCATTTTTAAATCACCGTTACTACTAAATCTATTTGATTCAATTATTTTTTTGTGATTAGTAAAATTTTTATTATTTGAGTTAAATTTTAATGGATCTGTATACATTCCTGATGCTACTATCAAATAATTACTTTTAATATTTATTTTGGTATTATCGGTATGATCTAAATATGTAATATTCCATACTTCATCCTCATAATCAAATTCTGTTTTTATAACTTCACAATTAAAACGTGTATAATTTAGAATATTATATTTTTTGGCATATTCTTTAAAATATATCATTAATTCGTCTCCTGATGGATATAAATTTGTTTTTTCAAAGTGCTTTAAATCGCTAAATGAATAAGAATATTTAGTAGTTTGAAGAGAAATATTAGGATAATTTTTTGAAAACCATACACCTCCTATATTAGAATTCTTTTCTAAAATAATAATATTATAATTATTTTTTAAACAATATCTAGCTGACACAAGACCCGATATTCCTAAGCCAATTATAATAAAAGTAGGTTGAAATTTTTGAGTGTATATATTCATTTAATATATATTTATTTTATATTCTGTATAATTAACAATAGTTTATCAATTAATAAATAATATAAAATACGAATAAATTTATTTCATGTTTTGCATTTTTATATATATATATATATATATATATATATATGTATAAAAAAATAATAGATCCTAAAAGTGGAGAAACAGTAAATATTCAATCTAATACAGGTAAAAATATAATTAAAAAATATTTAGAAAATTTAATTGCTAATCGTTCCTACAAACAAGCTGGAGGTAGACCACAGACAGCTACTAGAATAGATGAATTAAAAAATTTATTATATTTAAATATTGATACTCCTAAAATAGATGAAAGAATTATAAAATTAAAGAATAATAGTAATAATTATAATTTACCTGCATTTAATGTATGGAGGGAACAATTTAATAATCAATTACAAGAAGCAGTCTATCAAAAATCTATTTTAGAAAAGGGTTTTAAACTACGTTTTCAAAGAATAGCCCGTTATGATGAAATTTGTCAAAAAACTTCAAAGAATATGGTATTGCCAGAAAAAAATTTTTGTGAAGTAGAAATGGTACTAACCAGAATTAGATTGGATGATCATATTAAACTTTATGCTATTCCAAAAATAATTACTTCTGATGGTATAGATTTTACTGTATATGGCAGAAACTTTGCAGATTTACTATCAAGAGGTAGTTGGCAAGCTGCTGGGTTAGATAACTTGTCTATTGATGATATGAATGATCTATTTAAAACTCTATTTTTACAAAATGACGCAGGAATTTTTCCTCGTAAAGGAGTTGAATTTGAAATTTCAGGGTCATCAATTTTGAATTGTTTTAAAAAAGGATGGTTTATGAGTTTTGAAAAGTCAAAAGCAGCTGGTCCAATTGCTCAGGTAAAGTGGGAGCAAGAAGGGGGGAATAAAATCCTGAGTAGGTGGGTCTCTGGGATGGCCGACTGGATACAGGGGGGGCTGTGGGCTGGCGATACTCTAGACGAATGCAGGGAAAAAGGGATCGAGTTGTTCATAAAGGAAAAGCATTTCCCAGAGGAGGGGAGGGGCAAGGAGAGAGAGATCGCGGAGATGTGCGCATTAGTGGCGTGGCCACTCAGATTCACTGTACCTTGGATAGATATTTTGATGAATGTATTAGACAATAATACGTCTTCAAGTTTTCGAATGTCATTCATTAACCAGAATAGCCAAATTTGGTTTTTTTTAACGTATAAAGATATTGACGATCGAAGGAAATACGAAGCTAGGTACTCCAGCTCAGAGCCTTATACCAAGTCACAAGAAAAAATTAGGGAAGTATTGGGAGATAGACAAAATCTTTCAATTGATAGAGGAGACGAGGATAAGTTACATATATCATATTCAAAAGAACATGAAGCATATACTTTATATGAATTTAATCGCTATATTGATACACAAATTAATGGACTTTTACTGACAAATAATTCAAATACAAAATTTAATGGTAAATATATATATACCTGGAACCCTTTACACTATATAGATAGTAGCGATATAGATATTTCACTTACTGAAGAAATTCATTGGGTAGAATTTAAAGAAGTACATTTAGCTGGAGTAGCTAATATAGTTTACTATAGTAAAAGAGATAGTTATGGTAATCAACTAACAATAGATGACTTTATAGATTATTGGACTTTAAATGGAATTGATGACAAAATTGGTAATATTAGTAATAATTTAGCATATAATATAAGAATATCAAAATCATTATTTGTAGGAAGTTCCTCCACCGCTACTAAAGATGGCCATAGAGACAATTATTACGGCATTACGACGTCTAGGAAGAGGGGGGAGAGCAAAGAATTTTTATTGAATAACTATACAATAACAGACCAATTAAGAAAAGAACAAAGTGTATACTGTAATCCTCTCAGTCGACATGGTCATATGCCAAGCCTCCAGGATATAGATTGTGTGAAAAAACTTTATAATATTGAACTAGACGATTTATGTACAAGAGGTAATGTTTCAGATAATCATAGATTAAACCCAGGAGCTCTAGATGATTATCCAAATAGGAAATATCCTTATTCTCAAATAATGACATATTTTAAAAAGGACGAGGTGGGCCAAAAATCTGATGAGTTATATTATGGTTATAAGTTAAAAGAATCAAATCCATATTCGAAAACTTGTGCTGTCACGTTATCTGATTCTGATTTTCCTCAAACGCTTGAAGCACCACCGAGTCCCCAAAGCTCTCAGACGGCTCCCACATATCTACAGGCGTGGGACCGAGCTAGGTGGCGCAGCTTTGTAGAGGCGGAGGGGGGAGAGGAATGGTTGGATTCGGATCGTTAAATCTAAGAGTTCTATTTAGCAATTGATAATTTTTAAAGTTTTGCTAAATATAAATGTAGTATTTGAAACCTATTGTTAAAAAAGTAGTTTGAAAATTTTTATAATAATTAATTATATAGTATATATTATATAATAAAAATCACAACCAGTTGGACCGTTCCCTATAATTACTACATTTTTATTACTTAAAATATTCATTTTTAAATCACCATTACTACTAAATCTATTTGATTCAATTATTTTTTTATAATTAGTAAAATTTTTATTATTTAAGTTAAATTTCAATGGATCTGTATACATTCCGGATGCTACTAACAAATAATTACTTTTAATATTTATTTTGGTATTATCGGTATGATCTAAATATGTAATATTCCATACCTCATCCTCATAATCAAATTCTGTTTTTATAACTTCACAATTAAAAAGTATGTAATTTAGAATATTATATTTTTTGGCATATTCTTTAAAATATATCATTAATTCGTCTCCTGATGGATATAAATTTGTTTTTTCAAAGTGCTTTAAATCGCTAAATGAATAAGAAT